AATATGGAGTTCAAGATTATTACTGAGAAAGATTTAGGTCAGTATTAAAAACTATTATATGACGCTCTATCAAAATAGGGGTCTATACCTGTATCTAATGGACCTGTGTAAGTTTCACTCTTTTGTTGTACAGTAGCATTATTTGTGTCACCACCTTTTTGAATTATGATTGGTGCATTACTACCAGTTTCAGTTGTAGGAATACTTACTCCAGGCGTCTTAATATTTTTACTTAGACTATTTGAACCTAGAACATCAGATATATTATCAGGACCTGTAATAGTTGATTTAGGACCTTCAGCTAATGTTAAATCATTTTTAACTACAACAAATTTACCTGTTTTTTTATCCATTGCAACTTTAACTTGTCCACCTATTTCTTCAGCAATATTCTCTGCAAATCCTAAAGAGAAAACTTCAAGATTTTTACCATTTTCTTGTAATACTCCATCTTGAAAATTATACTTACCACCAATAGTTTCTTTACCTTCTCTGGCGTCTGAAGCTATTTTTTCTGCAACGCCAGCGTCACCTGTGCCAGCGGCATCCAATTCTGTTTTAGTAGGTTGAACATCAAATTTCATTTTGTCTTTTACAAAATCAGGTAATGGTAATGAGTCAATAATTCCATTTACAGCTATCTTTATTCTATTACCTATGCCTGCGAAAAAATCTATTATAGGACTGAACATGTCAGCTACAAGACCTATTATTCTACCTGGCAAGTCTGCAACCCATGTTAGACCTTTTACTATACCGTCATAAACAAATGAAACACCATCTCCTATAGCAGTAAAAATAGCATTAAATCTACCTATTGCAAAATCTATATCTTTTTTTATTTCTATTTTAAAATTTTCAATTGCCTCATTAAAGACATTAGGTATTGTTTCTGTAAAGAACGCTTTTAATGGGTCAATTAAATTTTTAAAACCAAATAATTCACCAATGCCATTTATCATACCTGTAAATGCCCCTAATATAACATCAATAAACTTTTGTCCTATCTCTTGAAATGCTGAAAATAGATTTGTAAATGCACTCTTGATTAATTCTAAATCACCTGTTATAAGACCCCACACAAGGTCTCTTAAAAATATCAAGCTAGATACGAAAGTCGAAAATGCCATTTCTAAGGATCCAACTATAACTTTTAATGAAGTACCAACAGCAATCAATACTCCCTTAATTAACCCATCTATAACCATCATAAAAAAATCAATAGCTGGTTTCATTTTTGTAAATAAATTTTTAAGACCTTCTATAGCTGGAGCTAACGCTTTTGATATCTCACTTGAATATTTGACTAATAATGTGACACCTAATATTATAGCACCTAATGGTCCAAATCTACCAAATAATTTAACTAACATACCACCTTTTCCGAAGAATGCTGTTATAGGTGCTAACAGTTTTCCTATAGCGGCTACACCTGGTAATCCTGCAAAGAAACCAGAAAGTGCTGCTAAACCTTTTGCCTTTTCTTCACCTTTTGTTTCATCACCTTCACCACCAACATCATTACCGGGTCCTGAAAGATTGTTTTTATTTTCTTTTGCTAACTCATTGGCGTCTTCTTTTGTTCTCCTTGCTACATCTTTATCAAAAGCCAACATATCACTAAGTTTGGTAACAACCTCTTTTATACCTCTAAAAGATTTTAACTGTAACTCTCTAATCTGTTCTAGTATATCAAATTGACCTTGTGAATCTCCTCCAGCTAATGCACCGGCTCCAGCAGAACCAACAAGAGCAGAACCTACAATTTTTTGTTGTTGTTTTACAACTGCTAATGCTGTAGTTTGAATTATATCTTGGTCAGCCATTTGTTATTTACCTTTTACTTTTGTATTTTTGAAGATTTGCCGTTAACATATAGACCAAACCAGGCAGCGCCAGCACCTACAACTACAGATACAAAACCTGCTTGTGCATTGTTTGGATTCTCTAACGCCATAAACCAAGTCATAGTGTTGTAGAACACTAATCCATAAAGTCCCATCATAACTCTAGGAACAGTTCTCCAGTTTGATAAAAATTGTGGTAATTCTTCTTTAAAGAACCACCAAATAGTCTTAATTGTATTTTTAGCTTTGTCTAACATTACTTTTTTTCTCTCTCTCTTTTATCTTTTTCTTCCTTAATATATGCAATCAACAAGTTTACATATATCTCCCTTTCCCACGGTATCATACCATTTAATTCTGTTAAAGAATATTTATGATGTTGCATTAAAGCAAAATTCACTTGAAAATGGTTTTCTAGCGTGTCATGTGATAGGGCTATCCGAAAAAATCGGAAAGACCAGATAATGTAATTTTACTTGTTACCTTTGTTTTCGGGTTTACAACATCAATTTCATGCATTAACTTAGGCATTGTTTCATAAAATTTTTGTATCTTCTTAAATGATTTACTATCTAAACTCTCAATGAATTTATTTAACTCATCACTTGTGTAATCTTTGGCCATGTGTACAGTTTCACCTTCAAAGATTTGGTAAATGCCATCTGATATAACTTTAAATAAAGTAGATGTATCAGCACCTTTACTATAATCTTTTGTAGGGTCAACAGAATTGATTGTAGGATATTTCATCAATACACCAATTTTCTTATCTTCATTGACCATAATTTTGTTTTGATGTTCGTCATCTACTTGAACTTCAACAGTTGACAAGTCTACCTCAACCTCTGTATAAGTTTTTTTGTCATCTGGACATAAAACTTTCAGTTTTGTAACTTCACCAACTGATTTAGACCTAATCTGTAAAAATACATATTCTAAATCAAATGTAGGCAAATCATCAACACTCAATTGACCAAATGTACATACACTTACAATATCTTTGAGTGCTTGTACAATCTCTTTTTGTTTTTGTGACTCTAGAGCCTGTAATAAAATCTTTTCTTCTTTTACAAGAAATGGTCTAAATTTTACTGTTACATCACTTGAAGGTAATGTCAACTCATATGTCACGGTTTCTAATATAGGCAATGCCATAATATTCTCTCCTTTTTATATTAACCAAAAGGTGGAAATAATCTTCCACCCGTAACTCTACCAATTGGTAGATTTCTTTTTGCTGTTTGTAATACATCTCTACCTGCTCTTCTTATTTCAGGAGGCAGTTTATTTAATATACCACTAAACAGACCAAAATCTTTACTTGCTTTAATTGTTGGTACATCACCAACTGACTTACCAACTGTCGCACCATTTATCTGGTCAATAGTCAAGTTAGCCCATGTTCTAAAATTTAATGTAATAGGTAAATTTGCAATTTCATTAGATGAACCAAAATCATAATCGTATGTGCCTATCGTTTGAGGATAAACTTCAAATAATCTAACTGCATATGTAACTCTAGCGTCATCATCTTGTTTTGAATCAAACTGACCCAATTGCATAATGTCCATAGAACCAACATAGTTATCATAATAATTCATATTATGTGACTCTAAACTCATTATCTTTTTCTGCCAATTTTCAAAAAACATTCTTTGTCTTAAAAACTTATCACCATAAAAAGATAATTCAATTTCACCACTATAACCATAAGCGTAAGGCATTTCTCTTTTAGGTCCATACATAATATGTGGTTTTGTCTGTACATCTCTACTAGGCATAGACACTTTATTACACATCATATCAACATTTTCTAATGTTGTTAAACTTTCTAAGTCATTATTACCTGGCGTCATGTTATAATCGTCAACAAATAAATTTGCTCTTGCTGGTGGATTAATTCTTACAATAAATCTATTTGTTCTAGCAAAGCCTTCACCTTGATTTACTTGTGCAAGAAATCTTTGTATTTGACCTGCACCACCTGGCTGTCTTTGTAATCTAGGGTCTTTTACAACATCAATCAATGACCTATCTCTAGGTAAACCTAGTCGAATATCAAAATTACCTATTCTTCTTCCGCCTCGTAAGATTGCCATTATGCTTTACTCCTGTAGTTTGCGATTGCTGACTTGATTGCGTCTTCAGCCAATACACT